TAATGCCATTTTTACTAACTGTCTCAAAATCGGAGGGGGAAATATAAAAGTAGTAACTAATTTTTTTCTTCCTCCTTCCCATCCTTCCCCTTATTGATATCCGGCAATTTCATGTATTCTTCTCGCAATCTTTTCAACCGAAGAATGATTTCTTTGTCTGCTTTGTCTTTCATTTTAGGTAGCCTTTCTGTTTGAGCTTTTCAATGTGCCTCTCCATGGCTATTTCTATATCCCCAGGTTCATCAAGTAGCGTACAGACTAGGGTAACAAGTGCTTGTGTTCCATCTAGTGCCTCTTCTACTGTTCGCATTACCCAGTCGTTATGGTTGTTTAATTGTTCTATTAGTTCCCCGCTTTGCCTTTGTCCTTTGCCTAAAAGTTGCATCAGCTCCCCAATTTCTTCATAGACTTTAGCCGTGCAGCTTGAAATGTTCGGGGTTAGTCCGTTACAGATTGGAAAGGAGATTTTTTTATCTCTTTCTTTCCAGAGGGGATAATCGTTTTTTGAAAAACATTCTTCGAGACATAGGGAACTAATTTCTAACGATTCCCTTGTTTTGCACGTAAAACATGACTTATCCATTATCCTTCCACATCCTTCCACTCACTAAAATTCACACACTCAAAACATTCCTTTGTGCCGAGAACCTTAAACCCGTTTCGACAAGTGTCACAGGATTTAGTTTTCATTTGGACACCTCATCTTTCAAATACAAGTCGTGGTACGTTACCCCAACTGCATACGCTTGCCAAACATCCCCCGCGAATCCAAAGAATGGACCAGGATTCTTTTTTGTTCCCTTCCCTTTATTCGGTATCCCATAAGCAAATCTGTCGGCCAACGCTTGAGTTATATTTGCATCGTTTGCTTTCATGCTGTGGCATAAATTCATCTTTTCGTCTTTGCGATAAATCAGTTGCTTATTCGGAAAATCCGCTTTCTCCCAAAAACGCCCTATCCAAAATACTGTATCAAATACCTCCTTGCCTACAGCCATGCCATACGAGGCCACCATTTCAAGTGCGAAATTTTGTCTTGGAAACTGATAGAGTATTTCCAATAACCTTGAGTTCTCCACCTTGTCGAAACTAATCGGTCTAAGTTCATCGTCGAGCAAGACATACGCCGAATCAATATTTCCAGGGTCAATTGCTAAAATCATACCCTCTCATCAACCCCCTTCCTCTTCTCGCCCTCATTAACTCGATTAATACTCACTATTGCCAATCCGAAAACCCCCACGGTCACGCCGAATATAAAAATTAAGATGCGTAGGATCATGTTGGTTCCTCCTTTGCGACTTCCTCTTTTTTTAATTGCTCTGAAGCCATTTTTAAGCCGATTAAATAGCCTCTAATCCTCATTGGTATTTCGTCTCCGCAGTTATACATCCACTCCCAATAGTCCGGTTCCAAATCAGAAATAAAATCAGTATCATTGATGATATGCGCCCACTCATCCGTACTATTGCAATTCCTAGCCGACTCAAAAAGTTCTTTCATTTCATCATGGTCATATTTAGTCCCTTCGTCTTTTAGGTCATTAAGCCATTCCCTAAGTCGTTTTACAGCGTTTTCGCTACTGAAATCCTTCTTATCCTCTGAATAAGCACTTAATTTGCTATAAAAATAGCCAAGATTGATATCATTGAAGGTGTGGATTCCAGCCTTCCATGTCAATTCAAATATCGCTTCTCCGATATCTCCACTGATGTATATCTTGTTGTTATCGAATACATAACGGCAGAGATAGGTGCTAGTCCCAGGTTCTTTCCATTTAAGAACTTCAAGGCCGCCATGAGTTGACAGGGTTGCGATATGATCCTCAAACCAATTTTCTCTGATTTCCTTTTCAATGTCTCTTTCCACTCAATCCCCACTCCTCACCATTTCTCCACGCATCCATACCAACCAATATAACTCTGGTTACAATTTTTCTTACAGCAAAGATCATTACCATCGTTCATATGTGCCCCGTGATTAAAAACCAAAATGAGCACTGCGACTATGAAAAATGCTATTAGATAGCCCATCATAGTGCCTCCAAGAGCCTAGCTGCCCTGTTGCTAAACTCAACTTCGGCTCGTTCAATCATCCGACTCTTTAGCCCCTTGAGTTGATCCTTGATGAATACCCACATTTCCTCGTCATCTTCAGGGGTTTCTAGGCGGTCTAGTGCTTGCTTGAGTTTTCCGAGTTCTTCACCGTTTAATTGCCAACGTGGGTTTGTGCCAGTTTGTAATGGTCCGAGCGTTTCGCCTGCATATTTTGGGGGCCATGCTGGTTCAGCTTCAACTAGATCCGCAAGGACTTCGGCGGTTTCTTCTGGAGGATTATTCTTTACAACCTTACAAGCCTCTTTGTTGTGGTAGTGATTAAAGCGGCATCTCTCATCCAAAACATCAAAACTACCAAAGCAATCCGAAGTTTCAGAAATGACCTTTTCAGCTTCCTCCAAGTGTATTTTCGGGCAATCATCCACCCCACTATCCTCCAACGTCTCTACGGCCCCTTCCTGCCCCTCTGGTTGGATTTCTACCACTTTGTCCATCTCCACTTTTGGAAGCGGTTGAACTTCAACATCAGCGTGAAACTTTTCAACTTCTGTGAGAGTTGGGTTTGTTGTTTTTTCACCCTTGGCTTTTTGGTGTAGCTTTTTCATGCAGGCATAGGCTGTCGATTTGCTCACATCATACTTTTTGGCGACATCCTCAAAGGTTCCGATTGCTCCGAATTGCGTTAGGGTTGTTATTTCTGTTCGCATTTTGACTGAATTTGACATAGATGTTGTTTTATCTAACATGTTTGTTCCTCCAGTTCTTTTGACTTTTGTTTAAATGCCTCACAACATACTTTATAGTCAGGGCTTAAGATTATTTCGTATGCCAAAGCATCGAGTTCTTGTTTTGTTTGGGCTTGTTGGATTTTCTCAATTAGCTGCATATTTTACATAACCCCTTTTATCGTTATCAACATAACCCTTGCTATCCCAATTGAAGATATCAACATTGCTCGGGTATTCGTTTTTCCTTCTCCATCTGCCAATTGATCCAACGGCGCAACCTAGCTCTTTGGCTATTTTGTTATCAAGCATTCCGTCATTCCAGAGCCCGAAAGCCATTTCCTCATTGATTTTTTCTCTTCCCGCCATTTCATCCTCTCCTAACTCTCCATTTCTGCCCGAAGGTCCTCTTTGATGTAGTAGGTGCATTTCAGGATTTTAAAAACCGCCTCAATGTCATGCCCGAACCTTTTCCAGTTAATCTCATTTGCTCTTTGGTCATAATTCCACTTTCCGACCTTCCATAAATCAACATGCCTATGCAAGTCCGTGACAAAGTTAATTGCATCCTGAGTTCTTATAATGGGCTCTAGGCTTACCCATGTTTTAATACCTTTTTCATGTGCTTCAACTATTGCCTGTATCCTGCTTAGCGGTTCGGATGCGCCAGGTTCCCATCCAAGACTTACATCTGCATCCTCGAAAGTTAAGGTACTACCGAAAGAATCACCCTCTGAATATAAGTCGAAGTCTCTCGATGCCCTCATGCCACCTTTTGTAAGGACTGTGAAGTTTGCTCCTGCATCTTTAATAGCTTGGATTATTTCGCGGGTTGGAGTTGTGTCTATTTCGCTTGGGTACGGATCGCACATGAAGCAGAGCATGATTTTCTTATCTTTGTACTTACCGCCGGATAATTGTCGTTTAGTTGCTTCAACAATATTTTCCCTCGGCCTTACATTTGTGTTGAAGTCCTCATTGGGACTCCATCGGTCATGCATCTTCTTTGCGTAACAATATGTGCAAGCATGATTACAATTTTTGTAGATGTTTATTGCTAAATCCGCATATTATTTGGCGCGGGTCCTTGGTTCATAGATTGGCCTAAACATTCAACTCACTCCTTTATTCAACTTCTTCTCTCTCGCCATAAATCCAATTGTTATGGCGTGTTCCTGTTCCGTCCTGTGGGCATTACCCCATGCCTTTATCGCTCCTATTACGTCCGGTTTTATTCCTCTTTCCTCGCATCGTCTGTATCCTTCCGCTAATGTTCTGAGGAATTTTCCCATTTCTTTCGATTGAGTAGGCGTTAAGGCATCTCTGTAAGATTTGCGTTTTTCAGAATGGACTATGTTTATCTTTGCTATTTCGTTTGTTGGGAGTTTTTTTCTTTGTCGCCATGATTTAATCGTGCTTTGTGGAACTCCTAAAACTTCGGCTATTTCTGAATCTGTTTTTAATTGTTGGTAAAGTTGGAGGGCTATTGTTTCATCGAAAGTGATTGGCCTAGCCATGGCTTGTCCCTCCTAATCTTTTTCATCCTCTTCCATTTCCTTTTTAAGTTCGCGAACATGTTCGGCCCATTCCGCATCCTTAAACTTCTTCTTTTCTTCTTCCAAGGTGGGAGCCGGAATAAATCTTCTGTCCATGTTTGCAATGATTGTCTTTAAGGATTGTGGCGTTCTAAGATCCATTGATTCACGCTTTTCAAGTGCTTCATATGCCATGCGGAATTGACCGCGAATTACGTCAGGTTCTTCACTCAAACAAAGGTCCTTCCAGCCGATTGCCTTTACTGCTTTTAGTGTCATAGGGCTAAGGCTTTCGAGTGCTTCCGTTTCTCGGTAGCTCCCGAAGTTTCTTATTGCTCGCAATACTTCAGCATAGGCATCCGGCGCAGATTGGATTGTTTGTCCCGTAACGCTTAACGCCATTGACCGGAATACCGCTGGCATAGGCAAAAAGGGATTTTCAAGAGTTGCTATTACTTTTCTGGCTGCGGTTATCGCTACTTCAAAGGGAAGGTCGTTGAGTGCATCCCAGTACACTTCCATTCTCTGTGGTGAGGGTTTTGTATCAGTGGTAATTGATGTAACGTACGAATAGAATTTTGCAAACTCAGGCTTGTCCATTCTTTTCTGCCTCCTCATGCATTGATAGCCATTGGGCTGTTATATTATCTTGGATTGACTTCTTATTTGTTTTATTTAAACCATTAGGATTAAATTTGTTGGCATAGTTCTTAAATGGATCACTCTCCGTCTTGAACTTGTCCAAACCTCTGACAAGAAAATCGCTTATTCCCCATTTGTAACTCCAAAAGTATTGAACATTATCCCTAAGAATAGTTTCATAGTTGTCAATGGCTTCAATTATTTCCGCAACTAAATACCCTTCTTCGAGTCTTGCGTTTATGTGTCCCGATATTGTATCTGTGAGTTTTTTGTGGGTTATTATTTTTTTCAAATTCCAATGTTGAAAGACTATATATATACTTTCTTTAGAGTTTTCTTTACTTTCTTTCTTAGGGGTCTTTTTGTTCCCCTCTAAATGACCTTTTTGTTCCCCTCCAGAGGGGTCTTTTTGTTCCCCAGGGGAACGATTGTTCCCCACCTCTGGAGGGGTCTTTTTGTTCCCCTCCAGCCACACTTCATAATCCTTGTTAAATTTAATAACTCTCGACTTTGTGTTAGTGTTTTCCTTTGTGATTAAAAGGATATTCCGATCAATAAGGATCTTTAATTCCTTCTTAATCGCTCTGTTAGTAATTCCCGTGGCGTTAGCAATAAAGGCAATAGATAAATCATGTTCTTTCCTCTGAAATCCATAAGTAAATCTCCACACGGTAAGAATGATTGAATACTGGGTACCGTTTAAACGGAGTTGCACGGTTTTTTCAAGCAAGATGTTTGCAATTCTCGTATACTCACCATTATCAATTTGCACATTTGCCATATTTACATCCATCATCTTGTCCGTCGAGGAATGCCTTTATTTCCTTATAGGTTATTTCATTCCCTAATTCAATTGCTTCCCTAACACATTCATTGGGGTTCAAGAATACTTCCGTCCCCATGAATCTAATAACCGTGTAACCTTGGCGCATTAGATACCTTTCTCTTTTATAATCGCTTTCTCTCTGCTCCTTTGTTTTATGAAATTCGTGCCCATCTATTTCGATAACACACTTCTCATAAACAAAATCGACCTTATAAATGCCAATTACAACTTGATTCAATAGTTCTACAACTGCCGAAAATTCTTCGTCCTCATCAACCAATAAATCGAATGTGTCTCGGAAAAGTTGTTCAATTTTATTCACGTTTCTATCATTCCCTTCCTTACCTATATTATAACACAACTTGTGTCATTTGTGTTGATTAATAGAGTATATAATAAGCATAAGTTGTGTTATACTAGAATTGCAAAAATAAAGTTTGAGAGGGTGATAATATGGCAGAAGATAAACTGAATCGTTTTAATTTTGTGTTGCCTGAATCGTTAGCTGCCGAAATAGACAAGTACCGAAAGGATATTGGGACGTTGCCGCCAAAGGCTGTTGCAGTTCGTGATTTGATTCAGCTTGGATTAGAAACATATTGGAAGAATAAGAAGAAGTAGTGGTCAGCCGGGAGGATTGAACTCCCGGTTCTCTTTTTACCTACTTGAATCGGCTCAAGATACTTTCATCGAATTCCCAGCTAAAACTTTTTCTGTTGCACTCGTCGCATCCATTCTCGCTCTCCCTATTCGCGCAATTGTTACAATAGGGTTTTAAATCAATAAGGTACTGCTTGAGTTTTTCAAATCTTTCTTTATCAGTCATTTAAAAACATCCCCCTGCTTCTTTTTTATTCCCAATACGCTTGATCTTCCCTACTCCTCTTCTGAGTAAACGAAATCGGAAAACCACAACTGCAGCAGTTATAAATATTTTTAAAGAAATCCTTGCCGTCCAAATGAGTAACTAAGGTGAATTGTTCACCTTCGCATTGAGGGCAACCGTAGTTTCCATTTTCTAGTTTGATCGCGTTTGTTTCAGGTTTTAGCATGGTTGTTACTCCTTTATTCAATGTACCATTTTCCTTCAGTAAGATGCTCTCTGTGAACATATACACCGTCATCAATGAAAAGGTTACAATTTCTTATTATGCGCTTCTTGTTATTGACATCTATAAAATATACCTTTTTCCCGTCTACCCACGCCTGTATAGCTTCCTGCCAAGGGACTTCTTGGGGAACTTCCTCCCATTCGTCGTTCAATGAAATGCATTCGCTGGAGGTTAAAGGAGTTAAATCGCTGACATAATAATCAATAATTTCACCATCACGAATCTTGGAAGATGTACGAAAACGTCTTCCATCACGCGGCCTTATAAATATCTTTTTGGGGTTTTCGGCTAATTTAATGAGCATTTCGATTGTTTTTAACATTTAATATCAACAATCCTTTCACTTATCATTAATTTGCAATAATTAAGTTAAATTAAAGGGGCCTATAAATTATGTAGATAGCCCCGATGATGTCAATAGAGGACTAATATTCCAACTTCAAACTACCTAACTGTTCCTCAAGTAGCTTCCCAATATTCTCAAGTTGTACGCGAGTTTTTTCTGCAATAGCAAGGATACTATTTAACTCACCGGCTATTGTTTTAGTCTGAGGCTTTGAATCAGTCTCCACACAAGAGGGTAGTGGTGATCTTAAAAGGCTAGAGATACTATCAGCCAAACGGTTGATGCGGATTACTTCAGTTCTCAGTGAATCAATTTCATTTTCGATAACTGAACTTTGTTTAGCGGCTTTGGCCTCACATGTTGTAAAATCTCGGTCAGCTTTATATGAATTCAATATTTCCACACTCCTTTTATTTGATTGGGCAGAATGAATATGGGTTCGCGTTCACTCGAACTGGTGGGGGTTTCTGCCTAAAGGTGACTAGGTATTAAAATGGATAAAGATTAAGCGGTATTTCAATCCCAGCTTCCGCAATAACAACTTCCTTACCCGTCAATTCTGTGATTTCTCGAATCATTCTTTTTGCGTCCGAATTGGCATTCGATAGATGAAGCAGAACTATCACTTTTACCTTAGACAAATCATTAGCCGATAAAAACTCCTTTACATGCTCAAGTGAAAAATGGCTTTCGAGTAAGCGATTTTTCATACCTTGAGCGATATATCCGGCTTCAATGTTTGCATCTAGGGTGTCTTTGCAGTAGTTGCATTCGATGAGAATCCAATCTAACGAATTAAAACGATTCTTTAGGTAAAATGTATCGGTGGCGAATAAAATCCTTTCTCCAGTGGGTTTGTAGTAAATGAGATAACCAAAGGGATTAACTGCGTCATGTTCGGTTTTGAAGGGCAATACGATAAAGTCACCCACTGTAAACTGAACCCCATCGTCTACCATTTGTGCCCTGTGACTATCTGATATACCTAATTGCTTGGCAGTTTCAAAACTAGTGTAAATGTCTATTCCTGCCTTAATTACTTCCTTAACGGACTTGCAATGGTCCTTGTGTTCATGAGAAATTAGACAGGCTTTAATGTTAGATAGATTAAAATCTAACACCTCTTGTATCTTCCGGAGAGGAAGCCCACACTCTAACATGAGGCTTCCTGTTGGAGTTTCCAGAATATAAGCGTTGCCGTTGCTTGAGCTTCCGATTACTTTTAGATTCATATCAAAACCCTGGGCCCATGTTGATTTGTCCTGCTTGTTCTTTCTTCTTATCCATCTCGACTATTTCAGCATCGGTGATTCCTACTTCGTTTTCCTGGTCACTTGGAACGTCCTCGGATACAATGTCGATCACGTTACCATTCGCATTTTCAGCAATCTCACGCTCAACCTCGATTTCCTTGAAGTCGTTTTCCATTTGATTGAGTTTCAGATAATCATCGTCAATCTTTTGGCTGTCAATAGTGATGTCTTTGTAGGCCGCAATAAAAACGGTCTTATAGCACATCTTGTCATACCAACCTTCGACCTGTTCCTTGCCAACAACTTTGCCATTTTTCCAAACGTCCTTTTCCCCACCCCAAAACTCTGCAGAGGCTTTATCGGGTTTACGCTTAAGAATTTCCTTGATCGACATAATGACAAGCTTATTTTTCTCAGGTTTTTCGAAGTAAATATGATAGTAGAATCCCCCTATGATATCCCCTCGGTCAAAAGGATTGGCAATATCGAATTCATAATGTTCTACCGGATTTTTGAACGACTTCATATGTGGTTTAAATACGTCGCTTGAGTAAACAAGGCACACCACGACATCATCCGGTACATCCAATCCATACTTTACGGCCTTGAGTTGCCGCCCTCGATATCCAGGAATAAAGGTAAGGTTGTATTTTTGAGTTGCATTGTCTTTGTAGGGGATAAGATTGACATGATTCTCTTGCATGGGATCCCAACCGATTCTGGCGGCTGCTACAACGCTTTGAGCAAGTTTATCCATGTCAACATTAGCCCATATAACTGGAACCTTATCTTGATACTGCTCTGATTTTTTCTTGCGCTTTTCCTCAGCTTTTCCTAAAACTGAATCGGCAACGATAAAATAGTTTTGGGCTAATCGTTTCTGAAAGTTAGTAAGCGCAATCTCCCCAACGTTGCTTTGAAATAAAGCAATAACCTTGTTTGTAAATCGTTCGGACATTGGCTGTTCTTTTACCGCTATATCTGTTGCCATTAGCTTTGAACCTCCACTCTCAACTTTTCATCATCCACGCTTGCAATTAATTTAATTAACTGCGACTTAACTTCAATGGTACTCGTCACGCTCTCGCCGTTGTCCACAAAGATCACAGCACTAACTCCGTAATACTCCGACAACATCTCTATAATCGAAAGTCCGGCTATGATCTTGCCGCCTGTATTCGCTCCATCCCATTCAACCCATACCCCATTCGTATTAACCAATGTCCGGCAAATCTCTTTCTCCGTCCCATCATTCAAGGTGTCAAATAACTTAAACCTAACCGTCTCAAACCTGTTGTTAGTCGCATCCTCAAGCATCTTGACCTTGGCGGTTGTGAATTGTTTAATCATGAAGTCTTGGCGTTCCCATCCACTTAATTCCCCTGCCAACTTGCTTTCTTCGGCTTTGAGTTCGTCAATGCGGATCTTGGCTTTTTCGACTACTTCCTTTTGGTTTAGGGTTTTGTTCAGGGTTTCAATTTGCTCATTGGCTTCACGTTTTTTGGTCAGAAGTTCAGTTGTTGTGTCTTCGATGGGCTTGGCCAGTTCGGTTTGAAGGGTTTGGAGTTCTCCGTGAAGGATAGAATAAGTTGGATCGTCTTCGTAATTGATAGCCACAGGATTTTGTTGTTTTACTATTTCTGTTTCCAGTTCAGTAAGGCGTTCATTAATTCTCTTTAATGAACCTTCCAGCGTGGCAAGACTTGCAGTATCCAATTCCTTTTCTTGGTTAAGAACCTCGCCCCTAGCCGCCGCATCCTTGCCCTTTTGTTGGATAGAAGTAAGGACTTGAGCCTTGTTCTTGTCAAAGTTTTCTTTCAACTTGTCAATCTTTTCCTGAGTTTTTCCTTCTGATAATGGCTGTTCGCAAGTTGGGCAATTAAATCCATCGGGAGGAATGAATTGCTTGGCGTTTTCTTCTGCCCATGTTTTGCGGAGTTCGATGATTTTTTCAGCAATCGTGTCTAGTTCAGTAATTCTTAGGAGGGAATTAGACCCCAATCTTGCAACCTCTCTAGAAATGGAATACTTCTCATTCTCGAGACTTGCCTTTTCATCGATCAACTTCTTCGCATCAGCACCGGCGGCAATTTCGATTTCCAACTTTCGCCCGTTAACTTGGTTCTGCAATCCATACGCCTGTTGCTGTTTCTGACGGTATAAACTAGCACCTTGGGCATTTGTAGCGAGTTCGGTTTCTATGCCGTCTAATATGGCTTTCTGCTCTGCTAATGAGGTTTCTATTGCGGTATAATCAACCGTTTCTGCAGGAATGTTTCGCTGTTGTTCGCTAATCCGCGAAGGAATATCATCCTTGCTTTTTGTGATAGTTTTGATCTTTTCGGCAACAACTAATTTATGATTATCAATCGTTCTGCCTGAATTTATAACCATCTGTAAATCAATCATACTTTTGTCGCCAATCGTTACGGCAGCATCAATGACATCCGAATCCGACACATTGCCAGATATTTCAAAGAGGATTTTTCGCCGTTCCTGCCATCCGAAGCCTTTTTCGTTTGTGTTGAAAAATAAGGGATTGGTTAGGAGTTTGAAGATGTTTTCTTTGATAATTGAGCCGATTTCAACGGCGTAATCTTTGGCTTTAGTTGGAACATCGTTGACCCAGTAGGAAGTTTCATTGCCTGAGAATTCCACGATCTTGGTTTTCTGATTCTTGGACCATTTTTCAGAGAGTTGGCGTTTTAGCTTTAGGGTTTTGCCATTTGCAGTCAGGATACATTCGGCTATTGATTCAAGGTTGTGGCACTCATTGCCATCCTCATCCTGGGGTTTAATTTGGTAATCTGACCTATTAGCCGAATCTTTCCCGAACAAAATCCACAAAAATAAGTCGTAGATACTTGTTTTTCCAGTTGCGTTCCTTCCGAAAATGTCAACATTCTTGCCATCGAGATTTAATGTGTAATCCTCAAAGCCTTTGATATTTTTAAATGACAGGGATTGTAGACGAATATCAGTTTGCATTTTCTTCCTCCTTAATTTTCATTACACTCCTGCAACATGAGATGCCAACATATCAGCATGATGCGTCCATAACACATTCGGATATTTATTAACCGCCCTTGTGTAATAATTCCACTCTTCCTTATCCGTGAACGCACCCATATGATAGCGGATACACAACATTTCTTCCTCGGTAAGTTGCATGAGAGTAGAGAGAATTATTACCGACTTATCGCCATGCCCCTTAATTAACAAATCATCTTTATGGATCCATCCAAAAGGATTTTCGGGATCAATTTTGTAAGCATCCATCTTGCATAAATCATAAATCATGGAACATTCCGACGATGTAAGGACTTTCAGGCCTAATCCATGTAAGTCTGTTTCGCAAGGAAAGATCAACGAGTTTAATCGTTGTTTGTAGTGAATGGTCAAATAATCCGCCTTCATTGTTTCCGTGATATTTTGTCGATGCTGGTGCTATGAAGAAACCACCATCTCTCAGAAAATCAATTATTACCGTCTCATTTCCAACGTCCTTTGGCATGATTGAAGTGAACAAACTTTCCCTATCTACAAATGATTTATCCACGCTCTCTTCCTCCTTAAAATATCCGATTGATAACTTCAAACAGGTAAGTGTTATCTACTTTGAAATCCGGCTCTGCTTCCGTCTTTCTTTTAATGGCATCAATCGCCATTGTGAAGTAAGCACTATCTAC